AGAAGAATGGTAAAAATGATGAAGAATAATGGAATCAAAATCATGAGTTACTTTATCTCTGATGGTTACAGAAGTGAAAATGACGAAAATACTTTCAAGAGAATGTATGGTAAGGATGCGAGTTTCATCGATTGTACTAACATGATGAGTGTCGCGAAAACCATGAACGACAAGTTCCTTCAGAAATAATATGGGTTTTCTTTTACATTCAAAACAAAGTAGAGATATTGTCGAAAAAATGATTAAGGAACATGTAGAGCGTTGTCGTAGAAGTTATTCCTGGACTGGCGAACATGAGGAAATCACTAAAGAAATTTTTGACTTTCTAAGGTGGGGTAAGAAGAAGGATAAATGAGAGATTTGAGGAAAAATTTTTCATGGGATGTATATATAAATTTAATCATACTTATTAATAAGGAGTTACTATGACACTACCCGAACTTATAGATAATTTAATTGCTGCTTCTTGTGAAGAAATGCCCGAAGAAGCTCGTAAATCACTTGATGATGCGATTGACCATATTGTATCTTCAATGAATGACGAACAATTAAATAATCTATTTCAAATGGGTTTAAAACAAATGGAAAAGGAAGACTACGAAGAAGTTTTATTAAAATCTATCTTAAGTCAAAATATAGCAGTTGCCTAAACCAATTAAAATTCAATTTAAAGATTGGGTTCGGATGATGTATTGTATTAAACATCTTATGAAACTACATCCCGAATACAATGAAATGATAATGCCCTTTTATTCAAGAATGTATGACTTATACCCATACAATGAGGACAACCCATTTGAAGAGAAAAATGGTCATCCTTTTAATAAAAGAGATGTGAATGAAACAAAACACTTTGCGGATGATTTTCATGAGGGCAAATGGGAAGGTGATTCAAAGTCACTTGATGAAATAATATGGGATTTAGGACTAAACCTTCCTAGTTGGGAAGACGATGATAATGGAGATAATGATGAAAAACAATCACCAAGTTCAACTTAACGACAAGCAAGTTGAATTTCTTGTAAAGTGTATTGATATAACACAAGAGACACAATCCATAAAACCCGATAAGAGTCAAATGGAAGTGATTAGAAAATTAACTAACATTCAGCAAAAAATTGAAGATGAAAAAGTAGGTGGTGACATGATTTATGGCACAATAATTTAAATAAAGAAGAGGTTATAAAATGACAAAGCGGAATCCGTGTACTTATCTTATTGAGACATTTGATAGTTCAGGACAATATCTTGTTAAACAAGAAAGACGAGGTTATGCTCAAGAAAGAAAAACTATTGATGGTGTAGCGATGGTGTTTGTAATGGAAGGTGGTGACACAGGTGTTGGATTGTGGATTGAAATGGAAGAAGTTACATTAACCAAGGGTAAATGGTCTAACAAGACAAATAAGGTTGTTAGTAAAAAGTCTTTTTGGAGAAGAAGTAAGTAAGATGAAGAATGCTAACGAGTTAGCGTTTTATCTTTGGAAAAGAATAAACCAAGACCAAATTCTTCTTGAAAAGACTCGTCCACGAAATACTCGTGGTCTTTATTTTAATCAATCGGATTTAGATAGTTATATAAAGGACTATTTTAATTATGGCATGGATTGGGATGATACATCAAAAGAAGACCTTTGGGATAAAAGATATTGGGATGAAAGAGACATAGATGTCTAACTTTGATAAATTAAAAGAATTAAAACCAAAACTCAATGTTGAGAAGTCTATTAGGCAAATCCTTCAAATACTTAAACGACCACATAGGCTTTATGGTCATGGTGTTGTTAGTATAAATGAAATGGAAAAGCTAATTCAACGAGTAGAGAAGATAGAGAGTGAAATCTTAGACATAAAAGACCATCTTGGTCTACTAAGTAATATGGATAAATTAAATATGATGGGTAGTAACGAGTCTATAAAGAAAGACGATTTTACAAATAAACCTATGTTAGCGGAGTGGTTTGTGTATATGTTGGAGTGTAAAGATAAAAGTATTTATACAGGTATATGTAAGGGAGATATAGATAGAAGGATGCGAGAACATGCGAGTGGTAAGGGAAGTAAGTATGTAAAGAGTAGATTGCCGTTTGAGTTAAGATGGCATAAGTCAGGTTTTACAGCAAGTGAAGCCCTCAAAGAAGAGTATCGTATTAAACAACTAAGTCCACAAGACAAAAGAAAGATTTGGAATGGATAAAAAGTCAAAAGAATACTTTGATTTTCTTATAACCGAGTATAACAAAGGTAATAAAAAAATACAAGGGAATCACCCAAAAGAAGTAAAAGAAGCAATAGATAGTTTCTTTGCTGCTGGTCAAATATTAGTTGAACATCCTGAAGCTGACCATATACCAACAGAGTATGTAACTAACCTACTAAAGGCACTTGGTAAATACCCTCAATATACAGCGTTAGTGTTAGACTTAGTAAGTTTATTAAACCATGAAAAGTGATTAATATATAATACATTTACCCTCTGGCGAGGGGTGCTGAGTTCCTACCAAATTTATACACTTTATTTTTCTTTATAATACACATATTAAGTAGGTGTTGGTGGGTAGAAGTGGGGAATCTTTACTAATTATAATACTACCTGTCTGTCAAATCTACCCATTACAGACTATTTGACACATCACAGGATATAGGGCTCACACACACTTGAAAAAACTTTTTTTTATATAGCTTTTTATCACTTTTTGCTTGACTTTGTGCTAGATATGTGTTATATTCGGACTATAGGCGTCAAGCTAGCTTTTGGATTCATTACCCTAGTGCGACCGCACAAAAGTAAAAAAAGATGAAAAAAGTGAAAGAAAATGCTTGACTTGTATTAGTTTTTGTGTGTATATTTAGGTGTTGATGGGGAATTAAAAAAAAAAGAATTTAAGTGGGACTAGGATTAAGAGTCACTGCTAGTAGAAATACTTCTGGCGTCCCCAAGACTTCTTAGACATAACCAGTGAGGTTGACGGACCGGTCATAGGATGAGCTAAGATATATGGGGTGTGTACTGACGAGCGACACCCCATGAAAATTTAAAAAAAAAACGAAGAAAATGCTTGACTTTAATCATTATTCTTCGTAGCTTTAAGTGTTAAAAAAAGGA